CTGAACTCAAAAATTTGGGCTATCAGGGCCGCGATCTCAAAAACCGCGCGATCGAGTATATCGCCGATCGCAAGGTGGCCGCCCCGGAGATGCAGCTGCGCGCCGAAGTCGAAGCGCTGCGGGCGCAGAACCAAGTCTTACGAGAAACCGACAACCTCTCAAAATATGCAGAGATGACCAATCAGGATCTGTGCAAGCAGATCGAGGATCTGACCGGCCAAGCTCCCAAAGGGAACTCGGAGCGCAAGACTCTCATTCGCATTTTGATTGATGCAGAAGCAGCCAGGCAGCGACAGAGCATCACCGCAGCTTAATGATTGGGCCAGCGTGCCGCGATCAACTTGGCGCGGAACCGTTTGGAACTGAGGAGCTTGATCATGCGCCTTGATCTTCTCAGCCGTTCTTTCGGTGAGAGGTTCAATTTGCGCCCAAGGCGAATTACCGACAATTTCCTGCGAGTTTCGGCTGTTGCTCTTTTGCCGCTGTGGGCCTTACTCATTTTTCTTCTAGTTTCTTCCGAAACTGGCGGAAGTTTTCTGCCATTTTTGCCTTTGACCTCTGAAGCGTTTTGGCTTGCCGTGATTATTTTAACATTGCCCACAGCATATGGACCGCGGTCGTTGTGGCGAGCCATATGGTACTCATGGGCCAATCTTCCGCGCTCTTCGAAATGGCCAGAGCGCTTCCATATTTTCATCCATTCTTTGAATGTTAATTTGAACCCTATACCACGTCGTTTAGCGCGGCATTTGTGGTTGCTGTATCTATCGCGTGGAGATGGTATATGTGAATGCGGCATCGTGAACACCTCTCATGTTCTCGGTTGCAAGTGGCCGTGCAGCTGTGAGACGCTGTACGGCCGCGCCCTTCTAGCACAAGGGAGGGTGATTTGACACTTCTTAATGTTGTCAAAGACGTTTGCGCCAAGGTCGGGGTGCAGCAGCCGACGTCGGTCTTTAGCAACATCGCCGGTAATCGCACCATGACCGAAATGCTGGCGTGCGCCAACGAAGCGGCGCAGGCGATTGCATATGACCAGCGTGAGTGGACAAGGCTAACAAAGGGCGCACTCCTCACCGGCGACGGCATCATGAACCCAGACGGGACAATCACCGGCACGGAGTCTTTCAATTTACCGGCCGATTATCTGCGGATGACAGTGACGGCGTCGGTGTGGCGCTCGACCTCGGCAGTGCAGCCGATGCGGTTCGTCATGGACGCCGACGAATGGCAGCAGAGTGTTTTGCGCGGCTATTTCTCGCCCTATGGGCAGTGGATGCTGCAGGGCGGCCAGATGCATATTCTGCCGATCCTGGCGGGGCCGAGCAGTGTTTATCCGCAATGGCGTTATAGCACGGCCTACTCGATCGGCATGAAAGTGTACGACGGGGAGGATCGATCGACCTGGCTGTGCAAGGTCAACCATACCAGCACTGACAGCGGCCTGTTCACGAGCGAGCGCACCAATAATCCAACCTATTGGATTAGCGAGCCGCCAAAGCCGGTGCCGGCACAGACCGCAAGATTTATCTACATCGACAAGAATTGTATCGGTCTGAACAGCGGCGGCTTTGGCGACACGTTTCTCAATGATGCCGACACGTTTCGGCTCGGCGATCGGTTGCTGAAGCTTGGAATGATCTTTTCGTGGAAACAGAGCAAGGGATCGCCTTACGCCGAGGACATGAACACATTCAGCGACGCATTGGCGTTTGCGCAAGCCTCCGATCGGCCGGCGCCGATCCTGCTTGGTCGGCGAACGTTGTCATCGGCGGCGCGGATTGCTTATCCGTTTGATACCAGCCAGTGGGGCAATCCGGTGCTATGAGCAATCATGTCGATGAATACAGCTATTTCGGCTATTTGCCATGGCAGAGCAAGCCTAGCGAAGATCCGTATTTTAAGGCTCGCGATGAGCATGCTTGGCGTTTGCGGACGGCCAAAGTGAGCAGGAGAGAGATTGCATCTCGGTTGGGAGTAACAGTGGCATGTACGAGATTGATGGTGTTTAGGCACGAGGTCCGGCTTGAGATGGCGCTATGAGCAGCCGCTACGCCGCATTCCGGCGGCAGCCGGTCGATCCGCAGTATGCGCAGCAGTTGCAGATGACGGTGCTGCCGGCACCGACACGCGGGCTGATCTTGAATGAAAACGAAGCGTTTATGCAGCCGGGCGGCGCGATTGTTCAAGACAATTGGTTTCCAACGTTGCAAGGGGTGAAGTTGCGCGGCGGCTGCGAGCGCTGGTGTGATCTCCATTCGCTTGATGCAACGGTGCCGCCGATCCCGAGCGCAAGCCGGCTACCGGTGATCTCGGCGTTCGAATACAGCGACGGCAACACACAGAAAATGTTTGCCGCTAACGCGAACAAGCTGTTCGACGTGACGGCGCCGGGCGGTCCGGTGCTGGTGCGCTCCGGCCACGCCAGCGGCAATTATTGCGCCAGCCAGCTCACCAATGCCAGCGGCACAAACTTCCTGATCGCGGTGAACGAGGCCGGCGATTATCCGATGCGGCTCGATAGCTCGACGTTCACATGGACTGAGCTGAACGGCGGGCAAATCACGGGGCCGGCCGGCTCGCCGGTCGTAGCCGGGCATGGGCTCAGCTATGTCTGGAAATACCGCAACAGATGGTTTTTTGTCGGCGTCGGCAGCATGGACGCCTGGTACCTTCCGCTCAACAGCGTGCAAGGTGCGCTCAATCAGATCCCGCTCGCCGGTGCTTTCACCCGCGGTGGGAAATTAATCGCAGGGATGACGTGGTCAATCGATGCTGGCGACGGCATCGATGATAAGTGTGTGTTTCTGACGGATTTGGGTGAGGTCGCGATCTTCACCGGCTCCAATCCAGCCGATCCTGCCAATTGGCGGCAAGAGGGCAGGTATCGCATCAGCCCGCCCATGGGCATGAATGCGCACATCTCGGTCGGCGGTGATTTGCTGATTGCGTGTGTGGACGGCATCATTCCGCTGAGCCAAGCGATCACCAAAGACCCCGGCCAGCTCGATCTCGCGATGCCCACACGCGTGATCGAAACCATGTGGCGCAACGAGGCCAACGCCAAGCGATCGTGGGCTTGGACCTTTAGCAAATGGGACGAGTACGACGGGTTATTCATCACCTGGCCCGGCGGCGATCCGGGCAATCGTTATTGCGCGGTAAGCAACACAACGACCGGCGCATGGTGCCGGTTTGTCGGGTGGGACGCGACGTGTTGGATACGCATGCGTGGCGACATGTTTTTCGGCACGCAAGATGGATTGATCCAGCAAGCCGATCGCACCGGTTATGACGATGGTGCGATTTACACCGCGACGTTGGTTGGCGGCTGGGAAATGTTTGGCAGCCCGGCCAGCGAGATTGTTTGGCACCAGGCGCGTGCGAGTTTCAAATCGTCTGCGTTCGAGCCCTTCTATCCGCAGCTGTCGGCTACGGTCGATTATCTGATTGTCATCCCTACGCCGCCGTCGCCAGGGCCTGATCCTGGCATACAGGATGCGTGGGACGAGGGGCTGTGGGGTCCGTCAGGTTCGGGCGATCTCGATCCACCGCCGCCAGCGGACATCACGCAATATGCACAATGGGATCAGCCGGTGACCAGTATCTTTCCGGCACGCAACACGATGTGGGTGAGTATCGGTATGACGGGCTTTGCACATGCGCCGATCGTGCAGGTCACCGTTGCGCAACAAGCCAAACCAAATGTGGAGTTGATCGCGCTGGCGGCGACATTCGAGCGTGCCGGCGTCAACGTCTGAGGAGAGCGCAATGTCGATGATGTATCCGTATTACGGCGACAAGGGCAGCTATCAGCGCGATGTGCTCGCGCAATTGCTGGCAGCGCAGCAGGCGCAGCAGCAAGGTGGTCAATCACCCATGTACTCTGACGCTGGCGTGGCAACTCCTCTTCAGCAGTCGCCGATCTATGGCGATGGCGATACCAGTGCCATCGGCATCGGCGATACAGGGTCGGTCGGGCCAGATCAGACGGCCGCGCCAGATCAAGCGCCAGCGCCAACATCCACCCCACAACAGGACCAAACGCAGCAACCGACGCAAACGCCGGACCAAACGCAGCAAGGGCCGCAATATGGTCCGACATCTTCAGATTTCT